CACAAAGGTTCCGAAGTGTATTGTGTTGCTACATCAATAGTTGTTGTTGTAGGAGTTACAGCAGGATCTCCAGATAGTTCAAACTGTGCTGATTCAGCAGAGCAGAATAAAGCTTTTCTGAATGCAACCACATGTCGTAATTTATTTACCTGTGAACTAGAGGCTGTTCTACCAAAAGGATCGCTATCAATAACCTGACCCTCAGTCTTGGGCCAGAAGTTTACATAATCACCAGACGCTGAGAAGAAAACTGTTTCATCCGATACAATACTTAAACGGTTACGGAAGAATGTGATGTCAGATATACCTTTTCCTACAAAGTCAGGGGAAGGAATAATAGCTTCTGCTGCTGCTCCTACTGCCCCAGTGTCGGGACGCACACCCCACTCCAAATACATCTTAAATGTGAAAGTTCCATCTGCTTCTCTTACTAACTGGTGAGGCATAGTGTCGTGATGAAACGTACCATCCTCATATATCAATACAGTTTTTAGTTTATTAGCAATAAACGTAACGTCACCCGTTGTTGCAAACGATAAGTCTTGCGAAGGGTTATCTGTAGATAGGTATCCTAAAGCTGTATCAGGCGCGGTCAGGTTATAAGCTGTTCCTGATGGATCAAATATAGCTATGTTGCATCGACCACCGCCCCCACTATCATCAGTATCCTTGCCTATAACTATTAGATACTTCTCGTTAGTGTCGCGCTCATAGCTGTGGAAAGCATGGTCAGTAGCATCTACTGGGTCAAGTTGTACATCAGTGACAAACTGAGTTCCCGGCCTTTTAGTGAAACCTCCAGACACAACTGAGAATAAAACATTCTCTGCTTCTTCAACCTGACCCGGTAGTCTTACGGTATCAGGCTGGCGGCTTACGCCTTGGTACATGGTTCTAAGGGTTTGCTCGACCAGTTTACCCATGATTATCTCCCGTAAAGTGAGTGGTTACGGCCTACAACGTAGCGGCAAAATGCACTATCAGTTAAGGCGTTAGAATCGTCAGCTTCTGCTTCGGCATCCATGAGAGAAGCGTAGGCTTCTTGCTCTGCACGAACAGCAAACTGGTCAGCCGCAACAGAACCCAGTTCGGATTCTTGGAATCGTCTGGAGGCTTTAGCGGTTATGTAGAGTTGTAGTTCTGGGGTTAGATCTGCTATGTCTCGTTCCCATACAATGTCTACGGAAAGGGAAGCAGGAAATATGAATGTGTGTTTAACGATGTTATAAAGATGTGGTTGGTTTAGGTATTTACGGACGGTAACGTGGGTAGATTTGTCTACACCTACTGTATCAATTCGTAAAACATCACCTGATAAGGGAATAGTCCCATCGGTGGTGATAGCCATAGTGTAATCACGTTCATGGTTACATAGCCAACCTTTGGCCTGTACCTCGCGGGACACTCGGTCAAGAATTCGTTCGGCTGATTCTGCGTCAGGCAGACCAGAGCTTAAAGATGCGACTGGGTCTTCGCCAATAGACTCAAGAATCTGATTGACTGCATCAAGTTTAGTTAACATAAGAACCTCTTAAATGAAAAAAAGCCCCACCCGTTAAGGTGAGGCTTATAGTTCTAATTAAAGAACCGTAGTGTTTATGCAGTCAATTCGATTGCACACTCAGGACGTAAAGTACCGTGACCTGTTAACATCTTAGCAACTAAGAAGTCTTCAAGACGGCGAGTGTCACGCTCTGATTCAAAGCCAATGTCCATTAGCTTAACGGTTGCAACAGCATCCGCAGTCCAGATACAACCAACAGTAGTTGCATAGTTAGCACGGTACTTTGAGTACACAGTAGTGTCAGCACTTTCGTCAGCACTAGGCATGTTCAAAGACTTAACAATTTGAACACCATCGATGGTCAAAGAGTCAGCACGGCCTTCAATACCACCAGCACCTGAGTGACGTAAGTCAGCATCAAGAACTAAGTATTGACCGTTTGCGTCTTTAGCAAACTTGATCTTGTTGAAAGTCTCAGCAGTAACAGACATATAACGGGTCTGTTCTTCTGGTACTGACAAGTTGAAGAACTTCAAGTTAGCTAGACGGATCGCATCGATCCGTTCTGCGCCAGTAGATGAAGCACCCAAACCAGTAATTGTGTCACCACCGGGGAATGGGCCATCAGCAGTAGTACGAGCAGCCATGATGATTTGACGGAATACGTTCTTATCGAATACACGCGCTAATGCACGACCCATCTGGGCAGAGTACTCAGAGCGTACATCGAAGTGTGACAACATAGTGTCAATGTCCGATACAGCAGTGTGAGATACTAAGATGTCATCGATGGTGATAGAGATCTCACCTGTTTCGATTTCAGTACCCATCAATTCAGTACCCGGAACATGGTACTCGGCAGATGCTTTCCAAGTCTTAGGGAAACGGAATGAACGCTGACCACCACCAACAGTTTTCACGTTGTGCTTGTCAAGAGTTACGGTAGCCATATCGAATGCGGTAAGTACTTCGCCGCCGAATACGTCTAAGAATAAACCACGATCATTAGTTGGGGACGTTTGTCCCTGACCAAAGCGTGATGGTGAAGAAGTAATGCTAGAAATAGCCATGATAATACCCTGTAAAATATATGTATAAAGTGTCAGTCCCATAAGGGACGGTGTAGATCGGTTTAGAGAGTCATTCCATCACAAAGATTATCTGCCTTAACAGGTCAATGGTTTGGGTGTCTCAAGAGCGCACAAATTTACCCACACGGCTTAGCCTTGCTGTGTCAGGATCTTGGGAGTGCGACCTTATCGTGAGTAACGCTGGCTTGGCGGTACTCTAGAATGAGGGGGTAGCCTCCCGAAGGAGGCTCATAGAACCTAGTCTAGGTCGTATGTAGAGACAGACATCTTTTCGATTACTGTCTGACGGAATGTAGGATTAGTCCGATATTCGGGGTTTGCCATATCCTTCTTCATTTCCGCGCGTGATCGGTATCCCGTTGAAGAGTTACCGACTTCGTTGCCGATCATTAGGTTCGGCTCGTTGTTAGTCCCCATGCGGGACTTAATAGCGTCTACTGCCATCTTCCAGTTCTCTCCATTTAACGTGTCGTTGTAAGCAGTCTTTTCATCACCACTGAGATTGTTCTCAGCCCATGAATTGACCTTGTCCCACTCTGCTTCGCCACCGACATAGTCGAGTGCTGATTTAGATTCCGCATCCATCCTAAACTTTAGGTTGTCTACATAGGAATCAATGAGTGCCGCATCAACGCCTTGAGCAACGAGTGCTGATTTAGCATCTTCACTTAGGTTACCGTCTTGCTGGATCTGCTGAACTAACGAATCAACGTCAAGTCCTGCCTTACTCACGACATCAAGGGCTGCAGTATCGGTATCCGCTTCTGGCGCGGCCTCTGTGCTTTCCTCGTCCTTCGTTTCCGCATCGGGTGAACCCCCTTTCATGCGGTACTCCAACTCAGCAGCATGTGCTTGCCAGTTGTACTCACCAGTTTCCGAGTTATAGAATTTGTCCTGACCGTTCTCTGGTTTATCAGGTACGGGGGTGCTGTCTATATTTTCTTCGGAAGGTGTGCCGTGACCCGCTTTGAATTGATCAGCTTTTTGCTGGTTGTATTCATCTGAGCCTAGTTCTGGTTGTGTTGTTTGATCTGTCATTAATTATCCTGTTTGAGTAGCGAAGGGGCTACATGCCCCCTTGCTCCACTGCTTGTTGTGCCATAGCTGCACCGCCAGCTTGCGCCGCTGCACCCATGCCTTGTTCAACTTGTCTTTGTTGACGTTTCTGAGCCACTTCATCTTCTGTGTTAACAGCATCTTCTAAAGATAAACCATTAAACGCCTTACCCAACAACTTCTCCCAACGTACATAGTCGAGAATTTCTGGAGGTAAACCTTGAAGGAATTGAAGCGCCGAACCTACGCGCTGAACGTCTTGCTCACGGCCTAAACTTTCTAGTCCAGTTAGAACAGTTGGTTCAACCACGCCTTCGGGCCACGGTGGTAGCTTGCCTTGTGCTTGCATCTGAATTATCAGACGGTTAAGACGAGCAGACTGCATGTCGCGTGACAGCATTGAGAACGCACCACCTAGGGAGCCTTCTAATTCCTCTGCCATCATCTTTAATTCGTATGCAGTAACACGCTCACCCTGACGCTGAACACTAGAGTTCATCAAGAATGCTGACGCTATCTCTTGCTTCTTTTCAGCGAGTTCAGCTTTTGCAACCTGCAAACCAGGAGCGTTTTGGTAAGCTAACATCCCAATATCTTCGGGGTTGCCAACTACATACTCACCGTTGTCAGCCGCAGCTAAACGTCTGCGTAGGTTAAGACCACCAGCAGCGTTAGGACGTATCATCATTACATGTCGTGAAGCTAGTGCAGCACCATCAAGCATTGCCTTAGACAACCCATCAACAGCCATTAAGTCGCCTAGATGTTCTTCACATTTACCACGACCATAATCTTCCCCAATAACAGCAGTCCATCGGAGTGCGTTAAATGGGCATACGTCATAAGTGCCCGTGGACTTAGCTACCTTCTTACCAGCGACTTCTTGATGAACCTCGTACCCTTTCTGTGTCTTCTTACACGATGTGTAGATTGGCACTTTCTGTGTCGGAGAATCCTCTGCTGTAAGCATTGAGCGAACAACATCAGGCAGGTTGGTAGGCGCGAAGTACTCTTCAATGATAACTTCGGTTACATCACCCGTCATATCACGCACGACAACGTATTGGTCTAATCGAAAGACCCTCATACGGTTATCAGGTAGGACTTGCTCTAAAGCATTACCAGTAGTTATAAGATACTGCAAGGTAAGGTGAGTAGGCTGTCGCCACTGTTTACGCTCAATCTCATTACTGATCGCCTTTTCAGACAATGCTAAGCCACGCTCTGTTTCCTGATCTGTCTCCAGCTTACCTTCTTGAATCAATATCTCAGACGGTATTTGAAGACGGAACGATGACATTCCCGGTGGATACATAGCAATCATTAAACGACTAGCTAAGCTAACAACCGCTCTAGCACCAAGCCCTTGATAAGGGGCTGGTAAGACGGTGTGTGAGTTGTGTCCTTGAGGCGGTAATAGTGCGGGTATGGTTATTGCAGAACACTCTCTAGCGCGTGTTAAGAAAGGCTCACGCCTAGACTTGAGAGACTCATATCGGGATTGGGTTGTGTCATTCATACACTACCCCTATAGAGAAAGACCGCTTCCACCACCACCACCCATATTAGATCCAGACTTGGGACTTAATTGAATGCGAAATGATGAACGACCTTTTTGTTTAGCTTTCTCTTTGGTTGCTGTAGCTGCCATTTTACGAGAGGCTGTTAATTCTTTTTTCTTTGTCTCGGCGGGTGTGGCTACAACGGCTTTGGGTACTGGTTTAGGTGCTGGTGGTGCAGAAGGAGTTGGGAAACACATTATTTATCCTCTCCCTTTTTAACTTGAACTAATTTTTTAGGAACTTGCTTAACTGGAGCAACTTCTTTTTTAACTACTGGACGATTGTGTTTGACTAGTCCCATGAGGATTGTTCCTTGTATATAAGATGCCTGATTGTTTAAAGCCAAGTGCTTCGTACAGGCCACCTGTTTCTTTGATTAACATACCCGTGGTTACCCCAAGATGTATGCGAGTAGCTCCTAAAGATTCTGCCCACTTCTGGTATGCCCGAACTAGTTTTATTGCGGCCCTAGACCCTCGGTATTCTTTTTTAACATAGAGAAATAAATCACATGTTGATACAGATGGGCCAAAGAATTCGGTGGTAGAGATCGCGCCTAACATTCCAGTAATTAAACCATCATCATCTGTGGTTATTAAAATAGTCGCTAGTTCTGGAAATGATATTGCAGTTTCAGCTAGGTTTAAAAGTTTTACTGAGTCCAAAGGTAAGACCTTATAGACGGGACTTTCTTGATGCATAGCCCTAGCTAAGTGAAGCATAGAGTCTAAGTCTTCACTAGTGCATACCCGTACTTGGTGTTTCATCCGCTTCCTCCTGCCATACCATCAACTCGTCAATCAACTCTCGCATTCCCGCATAGCGGTGAGCGGAGATCTCTGATTCGTTATATGCAATACACCTTGCAGGGTAATGCTTGTGTAATAAAACTAAAAGTTCGCGGGAAGATGTGGGAAATTCTGGAAGAGTTTGTTCTTCTGTTTCTGTACTCATTTTGATACCTCTGGCATGAGCGCCCCTAATTGACAAAAAGGCACTGTCAGAGGGGAAATCTCCGACAGCGCGTAAGGTTTTTAGCTAGTTAATGCTCCCCAAGCCACGGGGTATAAGGGTTTCAGTATTTCACCAACTTCTAGTGCCAGGATTTTTATCTCCTGCTGAGCGTGTGGATCAGTACGTTGTTTAAAGAACCGCGCGTAGGCTGATAATGAGCCTGTCCAGTACCAGCTAACCTCTGTGCCTTGCGGTAGAAGGAACCTAGCCTGTTCGGGACACATTCCACCAGCGAGAGCCATTTCGTAGGACTCAAGACACATGGTGTTTACAGTCTGAAAATGTCTACGCCAGTACTTGTCGCCTGTTGGGTGCATGTCTTCACCAGAACCCTGTTTGACCGAACCTTCTGGGTGCTTACGGAATTGTCGGGGGATAAAGAACTTAGGATTAGAACTAATGTATCTGCGCGACTCTTCATTCTCTGAGAATCCAACCTTATGTTTGAAGCATTGTGTCCGAATCGGAACAGGTGCTGTCATACGCAAGGTAATGGATGTGTGAGAGAAGGGAGTCCAGTGATTATGTTTAGCGAGGTATCCAATTAACCCCGAATCCCTTCCACCATCAAACTCAAGTCCGTCAGCCGCGAATGATACTCTTGCTGCTTTGACCACAGAGGCATCGCTGCCCATGTGATCTATGTATTCAGCCCTCATCTACATAATCCTCTACCACGGTACTAGGTGACAGACCTAGATCGACACGGTCTTTTACTGTCTTCTGACCTGCTGGTAATTGAAAACCAAACAGTCTCTCCCAGTTGTCGGTATACGCATCAGAGTTTGCCTTGCTAACGATCTTATCTTCTTCACTCATACATTAATCTTCCTTACTGGCTGCTAAGATACGCTCCGAGAAAAACACCATCTTCTCTGCGTCATACACACTATTGTTACCCTTCTTTTCCTTACCCTGACGGGCAGCGGCTGTACGCCATATCGCTTTGAATACGTTGCCTTCGGCAAATGTCATTTCTAAAGATTCGATAATGTCGTTACACTCAGCTTTATA